GACATCCTTGAGAAGCAGACCGATGTATCCAACGACATTGTCAAGACGGCTCCGATACTAACACCCTCGTCCCGGCTTCCCAGAAGTCGAAAGAAGCTTCCGCCGCCACCCAGCATCACGATTTTAGACGCACTTCATGGTGGCGGCCTAAATTGCTTGGATGGTGGATGTGGTGTGTGTAATGAGACTGACAATAGAGGCTGTTGCGATGATGCAGAGGATGCGAAAGCTGGGTTGCAGAGCAATTCTAGGCTTGTAAGGAGCGACAGTATGAAGTCTGTGGACAATAGTGAGGGGCATGTTGTGGGGACGGCAAGTGTGAATGGGGCTCATAATCGTTGGCGCGACAAGTCTTTTCTTGTTGACGAATATTTGGCTTTGGTGGATGCGTCATATATACGAGCGCCGCCTTCGGACGGGATCGGGACGTGTCCACAGTGCAAAATAGCTTTAGAATGTATTCAGAATGAGGGTGCTATGGTATGTGTGGATTGCGGGTATCAGGAGCTCATTCTGGTAGAACAGAATCGTCCTATTCTTCGTCAGCCGAACAAGGACGCGTCGCACTATTCGTATAAGCGCATCAATCATTTCCGTGAATGGTGCAGCCAAGTTCAAGGGAAAGAAAGCACTGACATACCTGATGAGGTTTTTGAACAGATCCTGCAAGAGATACGCAAGGAAAAGATATATGACACTAAGAAGCTCACGTATTCCAAGATGCGCGAGATCCTCAAGAAACTCAAGATAAATCGCTACTACGAACACATCAACTATATCATCAACCGAATCAATGGCGTTCCCACGCCACACTTCTCTCCGGAGTTGGAGGACAAGCTGTGCACCATGTTCAAAGAAATTCAGGGCCCGTTCCTTAAGCACTGTCCGAGTGTACGCAAAAACTTTCTCAGTTACGCCTACGTGCTTCACAAGTTCTTTCAGTTGCTTGGGATGGACGAGTATTTACGCTACTTTAGCCTCCTCAAGAGTCGCGAAAAGCTTTACCTCCAAGACCAGATATGGAAGGAAATATGTAACGACCTGGGGTGGCCAGCTTACCCCAGTCTGTAGAGTCTACACCGCTGCGGTGCAGTGGACGAAATCGCGGGGGCGGGGCGAGGGCAAGAACGTCAAGTTTGTGAGGATTAGTAACATATAGGGCAAGGGCGCCCAAACACGTATCATTTTTGTTTTGTATGTATAAGAATAGTACAAATGCGCTCACCTTCAAGCGCATTCGCTACAGCAACGATTTTGTTGGTTGTATGCGTCGTCATCATGGCAGCCTTACACTGGCATCAGTGTAATAAGGATAATATTAGAGAAACTTTCTATGATGAAACAATAAATGGTGACGCCGCTGCTGACGAAGATATGTACGGTGATAGCACTGGGTCGGCGCCTATAGATGATTCCGCATCAGCAACACAACAGGCCGATGTTGAAGCAGGATTTTCACAGCTCACTGAGACAATTCCTGACTTGTCCTTGGGTATCACGTATCCAACTGCATCACTAGACGGAAAACCATATGGAAACCAAGATTGTTCCATTTACTTTGTTCCGCTAGATCAGTTAAGTTTTTGTGACGTAACGCTTCCTTCATTCGTTCTACGAAAGGTTAGAGATGCGCCGTCAACTACGCAGTCCAGTAAGACTTTAATGGAGAACCTGTTGGCGTGGCGTGAAACCAATAAGGACAGCCCACTCTTATCTCAATGCAAGATTAAGGTCGACAACTGGTCGCGACCAGCTCCATATCCGATTGCTTACAAACCTGCAATTCAAAATGATAGCGTTGCAAATGATATGCCAAAGTGCTACAAGGATGCGTCGAGCGACGCCGAAGCTTCATCTACCGCCGCCGCCTTTGCGTCGACTTTTCCGAATATTCTCACTGCAACCAGTGGCGGCGTCAACGCGTTTTTCGACACTCCCGCGAAGAAGTATGCTGAAGTCGAATTCAAAACAATATCTCTTAGCGACTTCCAAAACCAAAGCAATCCAGCTGCCAGCTTTGCGTGCAGAACTCCTGTGAATCTTCCAACAATGTCCCAAACCAAGTTCATCAAACTTACGATCTCATCTAATTCGACTATCCTTGCATTCGATCTTGTGAAGTATGACAAAACCAATACTACTCATCTCACTTCGGTTCCCGACAAATTAGCTGAGTTCCGTAAGTTCTTTGTGTACGTAGCTCTCAATAACAGGATTCTCATGTACGCTATGATATATTCCTCGAGTAGTATACATAAACTTACGATCGACTCTTGTGGTCGTGTGGTGCAGGCAAATGCTATTGCAGTTAACATCGACACTACGACACCGTATCAATTATCTATGACTGGCAACCTGCGAGTCAAAAAGACGTTCACTTCCATTCCCTCGTTTCAAAATGCAGCAACTGCTACACTGTATGCTGATTACATGAACAAGAGACGCCTAAACATGAGTGAGCCGGTACCCAGTGGTTTAAACTCTACCTGGATTAATCTACTTCAAGCCTGGTATGACGGCAATGTGAATTCTGAGATGGCAAAACTGACGAGCCCTCCACGGACGTGTGTGAACATCAACACGTATGGTGCTTCTTCGGATATGAACGATATCCATGGAGTGAACGGATATCTATATATTAGTGTCGGCAACGATTTTGTGCCCACCGACGACGATGTTACACTGACACGAAACTCTCTACCAGCACTAACTGTGACTGGTGGTGTGACACAATGCTTAAGTGATGCGGCGGTTACCGACTATGGATATGCCAGTGCTAACGAAGCCGCAAAAGATTTGTGCCAGAATGTACCCAACGCAACGTATAAGGGCTTCATCTCCAAGTCACCCAACGGATGTGGGGTCAATGCGAACAAGTACACATGCGTAGGGGCATTTAATGTTGATACAACAGGGTACACTGAATGCATCACCAACACTGACGCCACGAATCGCGGTTATACTTGGCGGGATCCTGCAGGTGATGACGCATGTAAACTGAAAGGGTATGATGGTGGCTGGATATCCTATCAATGGTGCTCTGATGAAAGCCCCAAGTTCCGTTGCATTACAGCTGCAGCCAAGACCGCACTCGAGACATATAGGAACAAGAACATTCAGAAGACAGGTGACCCTACAATATACAAGGTAGAATCAGACAGCTTACGATCTTATACGGCACTTGCGTGGGCTTATGCTGGCTCTCCTACACCGGATGAAATCAACGCCACCACCTTTAACAATCTAAGGTCTTACTTACAAACTGGAACTCCCATGCCTGAAGGGCCAGATCTCTCCATCTACTACGGCAAAATTATAACAAAGACAAACGGTGAGATATTTAAAATCGACAACGTTGATGGAACGTACAAGCGAAGGGTTTACACCTGGACAGCTTGGTTATTTGCGGGGTCACCGCCTCCCTCGATCACCGTATCTGACGCCGAGTTTACACGCATATCGCGTATCGGTGGCATTATTGAAGGTGATCCTATGCCAGTGCCAATCCCATATGTATGCATTGGAATGAACAACTTCGTGTACTATAAGTATGATATTCTTGATCAAAACGACGCCGGTTGGATACGATTGGAAAACAGTCCTAACGAATTCCTTGACGTTCATATTATGCGAGACGGGACTCTTGTGGGAGTGGGCACGGACAACCGGGTTTACACTCGTCCACCAAACAAGTGGAATACCGATGGGTGGACACTACTTCCAAACTCGACAAACCACAGTATCACCAGTGTAACAGAGTGGAACTCCCAACTTATAGGTATAGCAGGTTCAAAATATGTGTCCAAGCCTAGCTCATCATTGTCCACTCCATGGAACCCATACGCAGATGTAGTTGAAAATATCGTATTAGTACATGGTTTACGAGACGGCACTCTACTCGGTATCAACAACGCCAGAAACAGTCGAAACCTAGTAATAATCAGTAGTAGTAGGCCTTATGTTCATTCCATATACGACACTGGGTTATTCGATATCACACAGATGCCTGACGGATCATTAATTTGTGTGGGTTACAATAATATGTTGTACCATCGTCCCTTGGGTGCAAGTACAGGAGGAATAAATGGATATATCGATAATAAGAATGGAAAGAATCTAAATGGAAGTTTTCGATATAAAAAAATAGCTGCACCTGCCTGCACTGGTTGCTCATTGGGTTAATGTATCATATTGTGGTCACAAATATTTATCACGAGTTAACAATATTGGTTACTAAAAATAATTTTTACAGCTCTGCACTAAATGGTTGGTGATGTGATGTTTGACGGTTGGTCAAACTAGCTACAATTTAAGCGGGGAAGCCGGCGAGCTGGAAGCCAATGCCGTAGCCAACACCTCCGCGAACGGTGGAGGAGATGGAGGGGGCAAGAACGTCGAGCAGGGCAAAGATGGAGGCGGCTGTAAGCGCTAGAAGAAGCACTTCCTCCATCTTGAGGGTCTTGGAGGGGAGGAGGTAGGCCACAACGGCGACCACCAAACCCTCAATGAGGTATTTCACGATGCGGTTAACGCTTTCTTGGACGTCGAATGTAGAAGGCATGATTATTTTTGGTTCTGATATAACATCACAAAAAAACTTCAGACGCACGGCAGAAAACGATTTAAAGCATTTGACATAAGTCCGACTAGATATAAATACTATTGCTGTCCAAAATGTCCGGATTTACACCCACACCGATCGAGAGACCCGTGCCAGTGAGCGAAACCGACTACCTTGATGAGGATAAACCCATTCGCAACCAGAACTTTGTTTGCCTTTCCTTCATCTCCCCCGAAGACGTGTATCTTGACAAGGAGGTTGTGTTCTTCTCCAAGTACATCTCGTCGTTCTCCAAGGAGGTCGATCAGCTACTGACCGGTCTTGCCGAAAAATACCCGAATGATGCGTCAATGATCGACGTTGTCCGGGAGAACAACGCACACGTATTCAATGATTATGATCTGAACGAGCAATTCAAGTTTTTCAAGAGCGTCAACAGCTCTGTTCTCGAATCTGAATATCACGAGAAGTGCGGCTACAAGACCTCCATTCGCGGAATCAAGGTGCGCGGTGTATTTGACACTCTCAGGGAGGCGCAGGTTCGTGCCGAGGTACTCAAGAAGTCTGGGGACAAATTCAACATCTATGTAGCTAGTGTGGGATGTTGGTGTCCCTGGTCGCCTAACCCTGAAGATCTGGAGAACCAAGAGTATGCCGAAACTGGTCTCAACACCATCATGGGTAAATACAAGGAAAACACCGCGAATCGCGACATGGTATTTGCAGAGCGCAAGGACGAGAAGATCCGGAAGGCAAAGGCTGAGGCCGAACGCATCACGTCCAACAACCTCTTGGGAGCATCCGAAGAGGCATCAGTTGAGGCGCCTGCGTCATCCGTAACCGAGCTCCTCGAAGGTGCAAGTGCAATGATCGATATCCCCCCAGCTCAACCTGCAGTGGTCGTGACGGATGCACCCAGCGACGCCATGGAGAACCTTGAAGTGTAAAGCACGCACAGCACCAAATGCAAACATAAAATGCAAACACCGAATGCGAACACAAAATGCGAACATAAAATGCAAACACAAAATGCGAATACAGTGTACGAGGTATTTTCTGCCCAGACTGTAGAATGAAGGCGATTGCAGTTTTCTTATTGTTTGTGGGAATGTTCCTGGTCGTACAAGGCTACTATACGAAGAGTAGCCAATGCCCACCTGCCGAAACGCAAGTGAAGTATATTCCACGATCGCTTTATGAAGAGCAGCTTGCGGAAAATCCCGAAGAGTCTGTGTCCACCCAGTTCAAGGGACTCTTTGCAGACAATGACCCCTGGCTCGAACGCCGTAATTAATGATGCGCGTTGCACGGCTATAAATATTTTTTCTCATGTTATTGTATCACACATACATAACACACAGAAATGGGAGGAGGTCTTCTTCAACTCGTTGCTTACGGCGCTTAAAATCTTGGGCGTCAACAGTAGGACGCTATCATGGTTCTTAGCACCACCATGATAGG